CCGCATCAATATATTGTAGATTTAGGTTACGAGCCATTTAGGTTTATTCATTTTAACTGTCAAGCAATACCGAAAGGAGTTTTAAATGTCGTTTAAAAAAAATAAATATAGTGTTTTAAAAAATGCAATATCAAAAGAATTAGCAGAATTTGTTTATAAATATTTTTTAAACAAAAGAAATGTAGCTAGAGTATTACTTGATTCAAGATACATTTCACCGTTTACAGAATACTTTGGTGTATGGAATGATGATCAAGTCCCTAATACTTATTCACATTATGCAGACTTAGCAATGGAGACATTGTTACAAAGAGTTAAACCCGTTATGGAAAAACACACGGGTCTTAAATTATCTGAAACATATTCTTATGCAAGAATTTATAAAAAAGGTGATGTGCTGGCTAGACATAAAGATAGATTTAGTTGTGAAATATCTACTACATTAAATTTAGGTGGAGACTCATGGCCAATATATTTAGACCCTACTGGTAAACTAGGTCAAGCTGGCATTAAAGTTGAGCTAGACCCAGGAGATATGTTGATATATTCTGGATGTGATCTTGAACATTGGAGAGAAGAATTTAAAGGAGAAAATTGTGCACAAGTTTTTTTACATTATAATAAATCTGGATCTAAAAAAGCTAAAGAAAATTACTTAGATAGAAGAGCTTTAATAGGTTTACCTTCTTGGTTTATAGGTGCAAAGTTGACAAAAATTAAAAAATAGTCTATACACTAGGCTTGCAGGGGGATGATCCACCACTGATTCCCTCTGCTTTAAACATATTGAAATCATTTACAATCTGATATAATACCTAATAAACAGGTTTTTATATGCTACAAAAATTAGGATTTGCTCCAGGATTTAATAAACAAGTCACAGAGACCGGCGCTGAGGGGCAATGGTTTGATGGTGATAATGTACGTTTTAGATATGGTTCACCTGAAAAAATAGGTGGTTGGCAACAATTAGGACAAGATAAATTAACTGGTGCAGCTAGGGCTATCCACCATTGGGATGACAATGCTGGTATTAAATATGCAGCTATAGGAACTAATAGAATTTTATATGTATATTCTGGTGGAACTTATTATGACATCCACCCAATTAGAACTACTCTAACAGGGGCTAATTTTACAAGCACATCATCATCTACAACTGTAACAGTTACATGTAGCGGGGTGCATGGGTTAGCAGATAACGATATTGTTTTATTTGATTCTGTTAGTGGTGTGACTGCAGTAGGTTCTACTTTTACAGATGCAACATTTGAAGATGTTAAATTTATGGTGACATCCGTTCCAACATCTACAACATTTACTATTACAATGGACAATGCAGAAACAGGAACACCTTTAAGTACGTCAGGATCGGCTTCGGTTTTATGTTATTATACAGTCGGGCCTTCTCAACAATTAGGTGGTTTTGGATGGGGAGCAGGTATTTATGGTGGTACAGCGTTAGGTGCTGCTACAACAACTTTAGCCACAGCTATAACAGATTTAGTAACAACCGATATTGTCTTAACAAACTCTGCAGCATTTCCATCTACTGGAGAAGTAAGAATTGGTACAGAAGATATTAGTTATACATCAAATAATACTACAACTAATACATTAAGTGGTGGTGCTCGAGGTGTAAACGGAACTACAAAAGCTACTCACAGTGGTGGTGCTACAGTTCAAAATATTTCTGATTTTTCAGGTTGGGGTGATCCGGCATCTTCTGACTTTACTATTGATCCTGGTCTATGGATTCTTGATAACTTTGGAACAAAATTAATTGCACTTATTTATAACGGAAGTTGTTTTGAATGGGATGCTTCAGCAGTAGGTGCTGTTAATACACGTGCAACTATTTTAGCAAATGCACCAACAGCTTCTCGTCATGTATTAGTATCTACACCTGATAGACACTTAGTTTTTTTTGGAACAGAGACAACTGTAGGTACAACATCAACTCAAGACGATATGTTTATTAGATTCTCAGACCAAGAAAATATTGATGGCACAGATGCATACACAGTTAAAGCTGAAAATACTTCTGGTACGCAAAGACTTGCAGACGGTTCTAAAATCATGGGAGCTATTAAAGGTAGGGACGCAATCTATGTTTGGACAGATACAGCATTATTTTTAATGAAATTTGTAGGCCAACCATTTACTTTCTCATTTGAACAAGTGGGTACTAACTGTGGGTTGTTTGGTAAGAATGCTTGTATTGAGGTTGATGGATCTGCTTATTGGATGTCAGAGAATGGTTTCTTTACATACGATGGTCAATTAAAATCATTACCTTGTCTTGTTGAAGATCATGTTTACGATGATATAAATGCTACATCTAGAGACCTTATTAATGCAGGATTAAACAACTTGTTTGGTGAAGTAAACTGGTTTTATTGTACAGCAGCATCGGATCAAATTAATAGAGTGGTTACTTACAATTATTTAGACTCATCACCTAAACGTCCTATATGGACAACAGGAACTTTACCTAGAGCAGCGTGGCAGGATTCGGCTGTATTTGATAGACCTCATGCAACTTTTTATAACCCATCTGATGATGCGTCTACGGATTGCACTGGAAACACTGATGGAAGTACGATATACTATAATCAGGAAACAGGAACTGATCAAATAAATGCTGGAGGAGCAGTGACTGCGGTTATAGGAACTATTACCTCTGGTGATTTTGATATAACACAACGTAGAAGTAACACGGGACAAACTGTAGGAATGCCTGATATTAGAGGAGATGGTGAATTTATTATGAGAATTAGCAGATTTATACCAGACTTTATTTCACAGACAGGAAACACTGCAGTTAAATTTAAAACAAGATTATATCCAAACAGTAGTGAGACTACTACAAGTTTTACATGTGACTCTACTACAACTAAAAAAGATGTAAGAGTAAGAGCTAGACAGATTGCATTAGAAGTTGCTAACACAACTACTAATGAAGATTGGAAACTTGGTACATTTAGATTAGACGTACATCCAGGAGGAAGAAGATAATGGCTACTGATCAAGAGATACGAGACGCAGGTTTAAAATATATTCCTCAACAACAATATTTACAAAACCCTTTTGAGTTACCTGTTGAACCAGAGTCACCAGTAGTTAATCAAGGTATTGTAAATACAAATGCTTTTACTGGCGGCGGTGGTGGAAACGATTTTAGTGTTTACAATCCAGATCCAAATTCAATTGTAAATAGAGATTATAGACCTAACTATGATTATAGACAATTTGTTGATGGATATGATCCTAATTTGTCTGCTACTATGAATATGAAAATGATGGAAGTAGATCCTAACTATAAGGGTGCCGATTATTATAATAAACCACCATCAAAAATGGAAGGTATTATGGGTATGATTCCATACGTTGGGAATTTTGTGAGAGGTGCAAAATTTTTAGGTAATCAAATAAGTCCCTATCTTCCGGTTAATAGAAGAGCAATATTAGAAAATGAATTAGGTGGTCAAGGTATACTGGTTAATAACATTGGACAGATTGTTCAAGGACAAGGTGATTATAATACAGCTGAAAATATTATGGCAGGTTATAATGCAAATAAAATTACTCAAAAAACAATTGATAAGAGACAGGGTACAATTGAAAAAACTTTAGCTGATAAATATGAGATGAGTCCAACAGATATAGCTGCTGTTAAAGCTGGTACTTACACGGGTCCAGTTAAAACTGATTTAATAGATAGATATAGTGCCCTTGATAAATTTGGAAATACATTAGATTCAACAAACACACTAACAGATAAAATTTACGATTTTGAAGAAGACGAAAAAGAAAAAAAGAAAAAGGATACTATCGTCGGTAGATTTCTTACTAAGAGAAAAGAAGCTAAAGCTGCTAAAGCTGCTAAAGAACAAGGTAATGATGGGGCTACTTCAAACATAACAACACAAAACACTGCCGGAAAAGGTACTGCTAGTGATAATTTTAATCAAAATGTACAAAACATAGCCTCAGCCAATGAACAAAATTATCAAAGTGCAGCATATGATTCTCCTGCACCACAAAGAAATTACTCTCAACATACGAAGTCAGGGGCGTATGGTTTAAGAGAAGGTGGTAGAGCCGGATACTTTTTTGGTGGTAGAGTAAATTTTAAAAACGGAGGCTTAGCAAG